GCACGGGGCGTTCTACGGTGCCTCGGCTGACGGCAAGATGCAGATCACGATCCCCTTCGAGATCGAGAGCTCGCAGGCCGTGGGCGGAGACCCGACTACCTTCGTGGGCACCTGCTTCGACGGCCGGCCCATCAAGGTCAGCGTGCAGCCGAACATCCAGGTCCCCATCGGCAACGACGACACGCTGCTCATCCCGGACAGCTGGCAGTGGCTTCCGCTGGATGGCGCCGAGTCGGTCACTCTCCTGGGTGGCGAGGAAGAGGAGGGGACCGAGCAGATTCAAGACAAGGCCGCCTCGCTTCAGATCCGATCTGACGGCTCGAGCTTCTCCTTTGCTGGGCCCCCGGTGGAGAAGCTGTCCTACGATGAGAAGAGCTACCTCGACGTTGATCGGTCTATGCTGCTGATGGCCGGCTTGGGTGTGCACCAGGTACGTGGTGCCGAGAAGCTGGCGGAGGCCATAACGGGTGGCCGGGTAGCCACCATCGCTGCCAAGCACCAGCTCGAGCTCGACGATGACATGCGCAAAGAGGCCGATGGGCAGCGCGCCTACCTTCAGACCATCATCGACAACCACATCAAGAAGCCCGGCCTGGTGAAGGAAGCGGCTACCATGCCCGATCCCACCACCGTCGACACGGTTCTCAGTCTCGGGTTCGTCAACCCGGACAACATCATGAACTACGTGTCGTACCTGCCGGACATCGAGGACTCGCAGAGCAAGATGTGCGAGCTCCTGTTCGGTGTGCGCCTCGGCCTGAGCAACGTGCCTCAGTCCTCACTCGAGCGGGCCATCCGTTCCCTCGAGGAGAGCATCGAGGGGTTGAAGGTCCTCGCCTTCCAGGGCTCCTGATTCGGGGCTAGGAGAAGCAGCCCACTGGTTCGTGTGGGCCGCTACTCCGAAGAGCTGGACCCAACCCTTACAGGTTGATTCCAAACTCTGCCGCGTACTTGCCCAGTGGCTTGTACAGCGGCTTGTATGCTGGCTGAGGCTGTGAGCCCTTCGCCTCTGCCGTTGCTACTTCCTCACTACTCTTCTCCGCCACGGTGGCGGGAAGGTTGTCGTCCGACACAGTTGCTTCGTAGCACTGCGTGTACCTTGTCGAGGACAAGAATCCGGTGTCCTCCTCGAACGAGACGCACACCATGCGGGCAATGCTCGCGGGGTCTGCCTTCTTGTACGAGCGTACGGCCACGTCCGAGTACCCCGCCGACTCGTACTTGGCAAGGAGCTCCGAGCGGAAGTTCAACGAGTCCGTGGGCAGGAAGTCTTCTCGCTCACAGCCAAGAGCCAGCAGAGCAACGAACAACGTGATGAGACACATCTTGATCTGGTTCATCATGGCAAAAGTCCTTTCCTTCTCCACTTCTTTTATGCCCTGAACCATCACGTTTTGGCGGACGTCAGCGTCGTTCTGCACACCGCTTGACCGTTTCCTCAGCAACGACTCGATCTATGTTGCACTTGCCGTAGGAGGCGTTGCACTCGCGGAGTTGTTTCTCCAACCTCTTGATCCTTACTTCGTTCTCACTGTCGGGCATCTCGCAACCGATGATGAGCAGAATAGCGAGACACAATAGGTTCTTCATGGCCTTTCCTCCTTGAGTACCGGACCACGCTTGAACTCGCACGTGGTGAAGTACTCTTCGTAGTCATTGAGGTCCCGCAGGCGAAACTCGATGGAGTCCTTCAGGTGTTCGGTTAGGTAGGCCGTCAGTGCCTCGCTAGCCTTTGTACCTCCGCAGTTGCACCAGCGCACAACGCCCTCCACTGCGCGTGCGAGGGGCTTGTCCTCGTTGTGCACGGCCATTCCGGCTAGGATGTATCCGACTCGATGCAGGAGGTCGTCGATACCAGCCTCCTTGTTGTCCCACGCCCATCCGAGGAACATGGGCTCCAATATCTCGCCCATCCTGAGCGTGATGAACAGCTTGGCCTGCATCTCTTCCTTGCCCTGGAAGTCCATGTTGTGCCACTCGAGCTCGGGCACCTCGTACTCGTCTGTATCCCAGTGCGCAGCCTCGCAGAGCGCACGAACGTCCTTTTCAGCATCTGGATGAATCAGAAGCATGATCTCTCCTTTGAGCGGGTTGGTTCAGTTCCCTCTCACTTCTTTTATGCCTGAGAAGACCAACTTCTTGACTGTCTCCACAACTTGAGACAACTTCCTGAGGGATGATTCGGCGCAGCCCGGCTGAGTTCTACATCAAGTACCTCCTCGTTCACCCGGACGGGTACAGCGATGAGGACGTCGAGCAGACCTTGAAAGAGCATCAGCTCGACAACCCCGGGGGAGGGTACTTGCCGCGTTTGCGCAAGCGGTTGAAGGTGCCCACGCCGTTCTATCCGTACAACGATCAGCACCCGTTCTCCTGGCGCTTCTTGATGCGGGAGAAGCTCTTCCCGCTTTTCCATCCGGACCACCGGATGCTCAGCGCGCTGAACATCTTGCACAAGCCTCGAGCTAAGGAGGCGGTGGAGGCCATGACGTTGGTGAACGACCCACCGGCGCTCATCTGCCACCGGCTGCTGTCGCTGGGTGTGAGGATCGACGTCAAGGACCTGCAGCGCTACCAGCACTTCTTCTGGAACACCCAGCTCGTGGACTCCACGGAGATGCGAGCTCTGCTGACCGTTCGTGTGGACGAGATGTTCCTCGACGGTGAGGACGCTGCCAACCAGGTCCGCGCCGGCGCCATGAAGCAGGCCAACTACATCGACCCCAGGTGGCTTGCTGCTCGCTCACCAATTCCAGCGGTGGCAGCGTTGCTGAACCAGATGCGCTTCGGCTACATGCCAGACCGCATCGACCTGGCCCGCCTGGTCAACGCTGCTGCGTCTACTGCAGCCGTACGCGTGCTGGAAGAGCTTGGTTCGGCCCACCCCATGTCCGGGAAGAACGCCCATCACTTCAGCGATGTAGCCACCAACATGTTCAACATGCTCGAGCTCATCGGCAGCCCAGATGAGGACTTTAGGAAGAACCTCACGGTCCTGGGCTTGGAGACCGAGGAGTTGGAAAACGTGAAGACTGTTGAAGCCGTTACGGATGGGCAGTACACGTCAGATATGCAGCTATTGACAGAAGGGACTACGGAAGATGTCGGAGAGAGTAGTAGCCAGCCCGATCCTAAGTGAGGACGACAGCCCCAAGCAGTTCGGTCATGCCATGGGGCAGCAGGCCGATATGGCGCTGTCCCCAAAGGCTATCGAGTTCAAGGTGGCGGAGTACGAGAACTTCAGGGTGGAGTACGCGATGGTGGACGACGACTTCATCATTCACTTCTTCATCACCCCTCGTCAGATCCAGATGTGGAGCGAGCCCGAGCTCGAGCACTGGTGGCTCAACGACTTTGCTCAGGTGATGGATCGGGTGGCGCAGGAGTACTTCGACGCTGGTCCTCCTCGGCTGCAGGCGAAGTACACTCGGGAGGTTGCGTCGTGGTGGTTGAAGGCGCAGGGCTACGGGCACTTTGTATCGCCCGAAGCCTTTCTACTCGGCTTCTTCGAGCAGCTTGACGGTACTTTTCTGAAGTACGCCGATCCTCCTCCTGCTTCCACAGGGGCCATGGGCTGAGCGTCATACCCATCGAGTTCTTCGTGAACTTGACGCCCTTTGCCTTCCAGCCGCACTGCTTCATGAACAGCCGCACGAACTTCGGCAGGCACCGTTTGGCACCGTCAGGCAGGTCCCCGTTGTGCTCGAGGTACCCGGTGGACTCCTCGGTCATGCCGTGGTCGATGGCCCACTTGCCAGTGAAGTGCGGGCCACCCGCGGCCAGCCACGCGAACATCCTTCCCAGCGCCTCCTGGGGATCTGCTGACTCCTGAGGATCTTCCATGGCGGAACCTGCAGTAGACCTGACTCAGCTGCCGGACACTGAAAACCCGTACGACGATACATGGTACGAGGAACAGGTCTGGTGTCCAGAGCCTAAGCTCCAGGAGAGCCCGCTAGTTCTATCGCTAGCGAAGCAGAAGCTCCCCAAAGTACCGAAGCTGAAGCCCTCTCAGTTCACCGAGCGGGTGTTCATGATGCCCAAGGACGAGGGCACGGGCTTCGACCACTTCTCCTTCGAGGGGCGTGAGCACCTGAAGAGGATCTACAACACGCCCAGCCGCCGGGTGTTGTTGTGCTGCGGCCGACAGGTGGAGAAGAGCACGCTGCTCGGCAACATCGGGCTCTGCTACATGAGTCTCGTAGCAGCGATGAGGATCCTCTACGTGAGCCCCTCGGCCACGCAGACGAAGACGTTCAGCAACGACCGCGTGAAGGAGCCCATTGAGACGAGCCCGATGCTCAAGCGGTTCACGACGAAGATGCTCTCCCAGAACATCTTGGAGAAGCAGTTCATCAACCGCAGCAAGCTGACACTCCGCTACGCGTTCCTCAACGCCGACCGTACTCGAGGCATCCCGGCTTGGAAGCTCATGATGGATGAGCTCCAGGACATCCTCCGGGACAACATCCCGGTCATTGAGCACTGCACCTCACATGCTCCTGACCAGTGGAAGAGCTACACCTACGCCGGCACACCAAAGAGCCTGGACAACATCATCGAGGAGTACCGTTCCAACAGGTCTACTCAGGGTGAGTGGGTGGTGCCCTGTGACCACTGCAACAACTGGAACGTGCTGGGCGAGAAGAACATCGGGTTGAAGGGCCCCATCTGCGCCAAGTGCGGCGGTGACATCAATCCGCAAGACACGAAGTGTCAGTGGGCCTGGATGGTGGAGCCCGATGAGGAGCGCCTGGTAGTCCCGTGGGAGAGCTACCGCATTCCTCAGATCATGGTGCCGTGGAAGATCCGCAACTGGAATGAGATCTTGCATGACTACGAGCACCACCCTCGAGGAAGGTTCTTCAACGAGTGCTTGGGTATCAGCTACGAGTCTGGCCTACGTCCGCTCACCACCTCTCAGGTACGTGCGTGTTGCAGGGAACACATCTCGATGGCAGATCTGGAGAAGAGCCGCTCGCTGGCTCTGGGTCAGCCGTTCTTTGCTGGAGTGGACTGGGGCACGGGCGACAATAGCTACACCGTGCTCACCATTGGTACGTACATCGAGATGAAGTTCCGGGTGCTCTACATGCACCGGTTCGTTGGTGAGGAAGCCGATCCTGAAGTTCAGATCGAGCGCATCATGGAGATATGCGAGAGGTTCAGCGCTCGCATGATTGGAGTCGACTACGGCTTCGGCTTCGGCTTGAACGGAAGGCTCATCCGTAAGTTCGGTGCCCAACGCGTGCAGAAGTTCCAGTACATGGCCCAGATGAAGGGCAAGCTCATCTTCGACAACAAGCTCATGCGGTGGAAGGTGCACCGCACTGAGGTCATGAGCGCCATCTTCGACGCCATCAAGAAGCAGAAGTGTGAGTTCCCCAAGTGGTCAGAGTTCCAGAGGCCCCACGCTCAGGACTTCACCAACATCTACTCGGAGTACAATGAGAAACTGCGAATGGTCATGTATGACCACAAGCAGGGCAACCCGGATGATTCATTCCACTCGTTCCTGCTGTGCTGGCTGTCGTCCATGCTGCTGATTGCCCGTCCCGACATCCTCAACCCGAGCAGGGAGACCGCAAGTGGTCAGCCAATCAGTGAGTATCAGGGGCCGTACAACCAGGGGTAGTAGGCATGAAACGAAGGATCCGCTTGTGAATGTCGGGCTCCAGGTGGGGGAACCTCCTGTATGCCTCACGCTTGCCGTCTCTGGCACACACGAAGTTGAAGACGACGTTCTCGAACTGCCCCCGGGCTGCCTGAAGCTCCGCCTGCGCGGTCGCGATCTCTATGTACTCAAACAGCTGGGTACCAGTGCAGTTCTTCCGAAGCCGTTGGGCGGCCTCCCTGAATACTCTCCATGGCTCACGGTCTTCGGTATGGAGCTCGACGAGTTCCAGGAACTCCTGATGTATGCCGCGCAGGGTCTTGGAGAAGTCGAGGACGACCATGAACTCGCTAGTTGGGTCTCGAGCGAGGTCCTTGGCTGCCCAGTACACGGCGAGCACTTCGTCCTTCTCGTACGAAAGGATGGGGACATCCAGGTGGTTGACCGCTTCCACATGCCCTAGCCGCTGCTCGAGCGAGCTGCATCGCGCCTTGAGCTGCAAGATCTCAGCCAGTAGTCGTGGGAGGTCGAGCTTCCCGTCTAGGCCATCGAACGCTTCTTTCACTGCGTAGATCTGGTCCCGCCCGTACATCTTCTTGCGGCGGTTCCCATCGTGACTCGCGCTAAGCAGCCCTGAGTCGGTATACTGGTAGACGCGACGCTGCGTGCACCCAAGGATTTCAGCAGCTTCGGCGGCTGTGATGAGTCCCGCTTTTCTTCCCATGAGCTTTGACCCCATGCTACTTCTTTTGTAGCCATCTCGCGAGGTTCTGATGACCGAGTACGAACTTCCTCCGCAGACTCAGCTCCAGCAAGCGTCTGCGCGGCGGGTTTCCGGAGAGGAACTCGAGACTTTTGGCAAGAGCGCAGCGGCTCTCTTTCATCAGGGAGACGTCGACAACCTGAATGATGCCGTCGTCAAGACCATCAAGAAGGAGGCGCTCAGCCCGGAGCAGGTGAAGCGGGTCGTGGAGTTCACCAACACCCACGCGTTCATCGACGAGTTCAGGAAGGAGGGCGAGGCCACGAAGTACGTTCACTTCGAGCACGGCCCGGCCCACCCAGCGGAGGTCATCAAGGACCTGAACGATGGGGGCGGCGGTACCGTCTTCGACACCGGAAACTTCGACTACTCTCACGAGCCCGCGGTAGTGAAGAAGGGTTCGGCTCAGGGGCTGTACGCCGGCAACCTCAGGAGCATGGAGAAGACGGCGGCCGACCCGAGTATGGGTCCCGCTCCTCCCCCTCCCGGTGCTGAGGAGATGCAGCTCGAGGCAATCCGGTCGGCGCTGGGCGAGCCGAGGTTCACACCGCAGGATGTTGCGGCGCTGCATCGTGCCCTTATATCTCAGCAGACTCCGCTACCCGTCGAGGCTCAGAAGCAGGCCGAGGCTGACGCAGTGCTGGCCGAGGCGTTCAAGACCGAACACATCTCGATCCCCTACGCGAATCCACTTCAAGATGTCGAACAAGTTCAAGACAAGCTCGCTACGGCCCGCGATGCCGCGACAGCGAAGATGTCTGAGCTCGAGGTCGCCCTGCTCGACATCAATAGTGATCTCTACCACCAGGTCAAACAGGCAGCACTGGCAGAGGTACCGCTCGGTCATGTGCTGCAGGCATGGCACGAAGTCTTTCATCCTGATGAGGCCCTGGTGAAGGCGGCCTTCTCCTTGATCGGGCCCAGGTTGTACGCTGAGGGCATCTTCAACGCGGACCAGCTCGGGGAGTCCATGCAGAAGACGGCGGGGAGCATGATGCTCAACGAGGAGCATCCGATCATCAAGACGTTCGGTGCCTACACCGAGGCGATCACCAAGCTCGCCGAGCTGCGCGCGGCCAAGAACGAGCTCGAGTCCGGGCTGGAGAAGGTGCAGACCTTCAGGAAGATGGCCACTCAACACATGGAGCTGGCCCAATGAGCAACCCCATCGACGATTTCCTCGAGCTGAAGAAGTCGGCTGCATCCCGTCCCATGCCAGGCGCCCATGCTCAGTTCGCCAATGAGCTCACCAGTCAGCTGACCAAGCGTCGGGTCGGCGACATCATGGAGGGCTCCGGCGGGTTCGGCCGTGGGTTCGGCCAGTCGTTCCGGGGCTCCGCCGGCGGCAGGAACTTGGCCAGCGCGCTGCTGACGGTGGGCGCGGGTGTGGGAATGGGCGTCGCCATCCCGGCGGCGAACAAGATCATTCAGGCGGTGACGAAGCGACATGACTACCGCAGGATGATGGACCACAACGGAGATCTTGGTGGGTACAAGCAGGACAACCCGAAGTTGTTCCGGCAGGCGTACGACTCCTTGCGGCAGGCGAATCCTTCCTACGGTCGTGACCCACTCATTTCTGGGGCGCACATGCGGAAGATGATGGACAACCCTGAGGTGGTGGGGCTGACGTTGGCCGAGGCCATGAAGGAGCGGCAGGGAGGCCCCTCGGTAACGGTCAGTACACCAAAGGACATTGTTCCCTCCATGTCCATGCAGACGCCTCGCGGCGGGAAATGATCAAGGTCAGTACATTCCTGGCCCGTAACGAGCTGGGGTACTCAGCGGTTCCGCTGTTCGGGCCTGCCGATTCTGAGTTCGAGAAGGTAGCTGCACCTTCTCTGCTGCCTCCGATCTTGCAGTACATCAAGGGCCTGCGCCCTCAGAACGATAGCCAGTACGTGCTGGTGAACGCCCTGGCCGCTGGGGAGTACTTCGGCTCGAACATCAACGGCGACCACTTCCCTGAGGCCGCGCTAATCCATGCTCCCAAGGGGTGGACTGGCAATCCGCTGGTGGACAAGGCACTGGCGAAGAACTGGCCGTACGGGTTCCCGACCTTCTACAACGCTCACCCCTTTGCTCATCACCGGAACAAGGACCCCAAGCGGGCCTACGGTGAGGTGGAGCTCGCGCTCTGGAACGACCACATGAAGCGGGTCGAGCTGGTGGTGCGGGTGGACCACGCCAAGTGCAAGGAGTTCGGTGGGATTCCAGTGTGGGACAAGCTGCGCGTGGGGCAGTTCCCCGACGTCAGCATGGGCTCGAAGGTCCCCTACGACACCTCGAGCATCACGCTGGACTGGAAGTTGTACCGGGAGGCGCTCGACACCTTCGACCCCAAACGCCATCGGCACCCTGGCATCGCCGTGCTCGAGTTTCACAAGAAGCTCAAGGCGAAGAATGGCAAAGGGATCCCAGGTGTCAGCGTCACCCGGGACGACTACGACAAGTACTGCAAGGAGCAGATGAACCAGATCCTCCCCGACGGGATGAAGGTCTGGGTCTACAACGACTTCCCACGCTTCTTCGACATCAGCTTCGTGTTCATTGGGGCTGACCGCACCGCCAAGGTGATGGTCTACATCGTGCGCAACGGGAGCTCCTTCAGCATTCCCTCCACCAAGGTAGCTGAGGACCTGGGGTACATGGATGATGAGGACGGGGTGTACATGTCCAAGGCCGCCAGTGCCGAGGATCGGTTCCTCGAGGCATTGAAGACTGGTGCCGAGAGGAAGAAGGCGGAGATCAACAAGCAGGTCGTTCCTTCACAGATGGCGGGCAAGGCCGTACCGGTGATGAATCAGAACGAGAAGGACCTGCCGGACGACATTATCAACGCGTTGGGCTCGAGGACCCCGGAGGAGGCCCTGAGCACCAGCGGCGGGCTCGGCATCGTTCTTCGCCCGCGGGAGTTCCAGAGGATCACCATCATTCAGATGGGCTCCAAGCCTCTGGCCGACGCTCTCAACAAGGACGGCATCGTGTTTCCGAAGGTCGATGAGGTCGACGAGAGCACCAAGCTGGACACCGACAAGTTCCTGCCTTCATTGGCGAAAATGCTCGAGCCGCTGATGGAGGGACGCTCTTTGCTGGGGCCGTCCGTTGAACGGCGAGCTGTTATGATTTCATGTAGCCCCAAGTCTGGTGAGGAGTCCAAGAAAGAGGCTTCTTCCCATTCGTCGGAGCTACTCCGTAAGATTGGAGCTGCGTACAATGGGTACCGCGCCCAACTGATGGGATTCGTAGCCAACACTCAAGACCTCATGGACCGCGTCACACAATCCGAAGGGGACTTGAGCAAGTTGGCATCAGCGGAGCCCGAGCAAGTACTTACCCCACTCTCGTATCTCTACCTGAGGGACGCGTTCTTGAACGAACTCGTTGTTCCCAAAGGTGAGGAGGCGGTGGTAAAACATTCGTAGCAGGCGACAGCCGGCGTGGAGAGGGGATTCCCCTCGAGGAAGCGTGGATCAAGCGAACTGAAAGTCCAACCAGGATCAGGAGACGTCATGAACCAGTACCTCGCTGCCATGTACAACACCCACGGTGCCGGCGACGCTGCTCAGGAAGAGCGCGTCAAGGTCGCAAGTCTCGAGCTCTTCTGCAAAGCTGCTGCCGCTGAGGGGATCAACCTCACCGACCTTCCTCAGAACGAACGCGAGAATCTCTACACCGAGTTCATCAACAAGCTCGCCGCTGAAGGCGAGGAGGGTGGATCCTCGAAGTGTGAGAAGTGCGGCAAGGATCCGTGCGAGTGCAAGAAGGAAGAGTCCAAGGGTGAGGGCGACAAGGAAGCTGCTGCCAAGGCCGAGTACGAAGCCGGGCAGGAGACCCTGCAGAAGCGCGCCGAAGCCGACTTCCTCGGCCGTCAAATGGCCCACGCGTTCTGGGACGAGTTCAACTCCATCCAGAAGACCGCCGCCGAAGAGGAAGAGAAGAAGGACAAGGACGAGGAGAACGGCGACAAGGACAAGAAGAAGGACGAGGAGAAGAAGGACGAGAAGAAGGACGAAGGCAACGGCAACGGCGGCGGCGGTGGGCTTCCTCCGCAGCTGGCTGCCGCGATGGCCGCGAAGGAGGGCTCGGCGCCATTCGGCACCGCCTTCGACAAGCAGGCGTTCGCACGCGCCATCGCCATCGCCGAGTCCTCACCGAACATCGACACGGGAGAGGCAACGAAGAAACTGGCTGCGGTCGTCGAGCTCGGCGGTCCCGGCGAGAGCGAGAAGATCTCGCACACCAAGGGCGACTACGAGTTCGCCAAGAACGTCCGTGGTCTCGAGTATCTCGAGGCAGCGGGCTACCCGGTGGCCTGGGAAGAGGTGTTCAAGGGTTGATGTCCGATGCGGGAGCCAGAGAAAAGAGCTGCAGCCATGGGGTCGGCCTTGGTCGACCCCGTAGTTCAGCAGGCAACGATGGCTCCCGTGCCGAAGCCCGCAATTGCAAACAAGCCAGCCCCAGGTCGAACGGGCCCCGGTTCCAAGACCATGGGGATGTCGCCAAGAGCATCCTATTCACCCGCCCTGACAGGCACCCCGCGTACTCCTGATGCAGGTGCCGCGTCACAAAAGAGCGTTGCCCCACCAAAAGTAGCCCACCTGGAGATCCCGAACATGACCGTGTCAGAGATGAGCCGACCGAGCCTCAATGACCTGATCAAGGTGGCGATGGAGACCTCTGCAGCGAAGATTGACCTCTCGCTCGAGACTGCTCGCCAGCTTGGCAATGCAGGCGAGCCGCCGCCTCCCGAAGCGGAGAAGACGGCAGCCGCTGAAGATGACATCCCGCCCGAGTACATCGACAAGCTCGCGGCTGGGTGCCTCTACCTCGCCAAGGAGATGGACCCGAAGGTCGCCACCGTCGACTTCCCGGGTACGGAGAACGAACTCGGTCCCGGCAAGGGTCCGAACGCCTCCGACGTCTCGGCGGCACAGAGCGAAGAGCAGAACATCGCCGAGGCAGGCCAGATGGGCAAGGCCACGGATGCGAACACTCCTCCGCTCAACCCACCCACGCAAAAGGATCCCACTCGCTCGGCGGGCCCGGACAACCAGCTGCAGACCAACGACGACATGTCGCACCCGGAGCAGGGTGAGGAGCCGATCAAGAACGAGAAGGCTTCGCTCAGCAACGAGAGCGTCAAGGCCAGCGCGGCCTACGTGAACAACCTCATCGCAGTCGGTCTGGCCAAGGTGGCGGCTGATGAAAGCGGCGAGGTCGGTCTGGTCAGTGCCATCACTGGTCAGAAGCTGGCGTTCACGGTTGGAGATCCCGGGAGCTCTCCCCCGAAGGCGCCGAAGCGTGGCCTACCGGAGCGGAAGCCACAGGGTCCTAAGATGACGCTGAAGGACCCGGGCAAGCCGATGCGTCCGATCAAGGGCGGGAAGTACGCTGAGGCCACGCCGACCATTGGAGCCCCGCCGGGGCAGCCCATGGGTGGAAAGAAGGCTCCTCCCAACACGCCTCCTCCTCAGAAGCCAATCACCCCCGACTTCAGTGGGATGATGGGTGCGCCTCCCGAGGACATCTTCTCCAAGCTCAAGGAGAAGAAGGGCTCGGTGAACGAGCTCGACGCGGCGACCCTTCACAACCTGAAGGCACTCGGCCTGAGCAAGCAGGCGGAGGACGCCATCGCTCCGGCATCGATCAGCGGCGGCGCGGCGCCGGCGCAGGGCGCTACCCCTCCCCCGGGTGCGGCCCCGAGTGAAGAGGGCATCCCTCCGGAGCCCAGCGATGTCGACAAGCAGAAGAACAAGATGCTGCAGTCCAACCAGGCGGCCATCGACTACACGAAGAAGGACGCCAAGGGCGACCCCATCACGGACGTGAACCAGGTGTTGAACGAGCCGGCGATGAGCGCCGCGCACGACAAGACCTTGAACAAGGTCTTGGATCACACCCAGGAGGCCGGGGCGAAGATCTCCTCGGCGATGTCTTCAGCCATCAGGAAGATCGCCTCGGGAAAAGCACGTAAGGCAGCTCAGGGCGGCAGCCCTGAAGCTGCCGCCATGAACAAGCTCGCTCTCCTTGGTGCTCTGCCGGGCGCATCGGAGGCCCCCACCGGTCAGAAGCTACCGGGCGCCATCAGTGGCAGCGCCGGTAGTGCTGGTGGGGCACTTGCTGGTGGTCTAGGCGGTGCCGGTGTTGGCGCTGGCCTGGGCGGCCTGGCAGGTGCTGGCCTCGGTGCTTTGGGCGGTCTCGCCTTTGGTGGTGACCCATCGCAGTCGGCAATGCTCGGTGGGAAGATTGGTCTGGGCGCAGGTGCGCTCGGCGGCGCGGGCCTCGGTGGGTACTACGGTGCCGGCAAGGGCTACGAGGCTGCCATGCGTCCCTACGGTGAGATCGAGGCTCTTCGTGGTCAGAACATCGCCATGAAGGACTGGATCCAGGGAGCTCACCAGGCCGGCATGGACAAGGGCGGCTCGGCGAACTTCGGTGATCTCTCAGGCCGCACGCTCGCTCATGCCATGGCCAAGGTGGCCGCGCCAGGCGTTCGACGCGTGGCTGGTATCGGACAAGAGTTCCTCGAGGGAGCTCAGGATGTAGCTCAGGCAGGGAAGCGCAGTGCTCCCAAGATGCCGTCGGCCGCTAAGGCACCGGCCCCGGTGCATACTGCGCCTCGTCCTACACCTGCTGCTGCTCCAGCAGCTGCGGGAGCTCCTGCACCGGTACAACCCGGCATCTATGATGAAGCTGTGTCTGGTGCGAACATGAGTCCAGATATGCAGGGTCTGCATGCAGACTTAGCACGGTTCAAGTCGGGCAAAATGAGTCCGCAAGAGGCGGCTGAGTTTCAGCTACGGGCTGGTCAAACTGGTGTGAAGCAGCAGCATGTACAGCGTGCTCAGGGTCAGGTAGCTGATGAGATGGCCGAATTGCAGAGCCTCATTGAGCAGAACATGGCTTCAGGCATGGGCAGAGAACAAGCCGTGGCTGCTGCACAAGAGGCTGTAGGCAAGGGCATGGGTACCGGTACAGCCCTGGCTGTCGGCGGTGGCCTAGGAATCGCTGGTCTTGGTGGTGCCGGCCTGGCCGCCGGGGCCATGGACGAGGGTGAGTATCCGATCTCCCCCGGTTACACCTCTCCGTACGTGGGTGCTGTCGAGAAGAAGTATCCTACCCCCGGGAAGTACGCTTCAGCCAACCCTCTGAAAATGGCTGCGGCCCGCGCAGTTGTCAGTAAGTTGGGTGGGAAGAAGGAAAAGCGTTCAGCGGGGATGCCTACGGGTGCTGGCGCATCAGGAGGCGCTGGAACTGGTGAACAAGCGGGTGACACCGGAAGTGCGAATATGCCATCGGCGGCTTCTCCTCCTGGTATGTAGCGGCTAGCATGTAGAGGATCCAATGAACGTGAACATGGAAAAGGCTGCAACGATGCTCGTGGACGCAGGGGTAACTCTGAAGAAGCAAGCGTCAAAGATCTCCACCCTCAAGGACGAGCTTCAAGCAGAGCAAGAGAAGACTGCGATGCTCGAGAGGCGGATGGAGGCGGAGAAGATCGCGGCGGACATGCACGACAAGGGCGTCAACGTTGACGTCTCGTTCGACAAGCTCGCTGCCAAGCTCGAGGAGGAGCCCCCGAACCGCCTCGACGTGATCAAGGAGGCGCTTGCGATGCAGGCGCCCGACATGCTTCGGGGCGCACACTTGTCAGACTCTCCTGCGCCCGGAGGAGGAACTTCCGAGTTCGAGCGTTTCATCCTGGGAGACGTCGGCTGAAATCCGGCGCGACCATAGCCACAAGAGGAACCACCAATGGCAATCGAGATCGAGAACTTCCGCCCGGTGACTGAACTCCTCCCGGTCGTGCGCCGGGATGTCGGACTGGAAGACAAGACTCTCGCCGACCCCAGCAACGCACTGACACTGGTGGACGGCGAGTGGATGGCTGTCAACGAGAACAACCGTGCCGAGCGCGCGGTTGACATTGCGTCAGCTGGCAACGAGCCGGTCGCGCTCAACACCTTCACGAAGTTGCTCTACCCCTTGTGGGCGGAGACCGGCCGTTTCGACGTGCAGGCCAACTACGAGAAGAAGACCCCGCTCATCTACTTGGGTGGCTACGAGTTCGAGACGCTCATCTTCGACCCGACCGTCACCATCGGCGGCGCCGGCGGTGCGGCCATCTCCAGCATTCACCAGCCGGTCAAGGTGGCCTCCATCGACATCGGCGGGAAGAAGCTCAGCGGGCTCGTTGGAGGCTCTGCCTCAGCGACGGGAACCGTGGTCGGGTTCGTTACCCGGCTTCACACTGACAACGGCGGCTGGCTCCGCTTCCGCGGGGGCTTCGGCTGGTAAGCCGTAGGCCGTACACTAGAACCCAGGCGAAGCCGCAAGGACGAAAGGGAACCCATCATGTCAGGCCGCATGGTCAATGAACTCTTCAACACCCGCTTGAGCGAGCCCGGCGGGAAAGAGAAGCTGGCGCAGTTCGGTGGCTCGTACATCCGTGACCGTCTTCGCGAGGTCAGCTTCGTGCGCAAGATCCTGCCCCCAGAGCAGGTGACCCGCACGGACTGCCAGCGCTCGACCAAGCACGACACCCTCGTCAAGATCGTGGATGTCGAGCCCAAGTCCCGCGCCATGGCGATGACCTTCCGCGGTCAGCCTACGGCTCGCTTCATCCGGGGTCCACGTGCCGAGGTGGCGTTCTTCACCATCTCGTCCGAGGTCTTCCAGAAGACCGAGCAGGAGCTGCTGGCCTACGAGATGCCCATCACCAAGATCATCGAAGAGAACTCGGTGAAGGACATCCAGGAGATCGAGGACCGCGAGTTCGTGTTCCACGTCGAGGCAGCGGTGCAGGCACTGCAGGCAGAAGCCAACAGTGTGGCAGCAGCACCGATCCTCAACTGGACCACGCTCGATGGTGCCACGCCTCCGGTGGAGTTCAGCGTACGCAAGGGCGAGCTGGCACGTGCGGCCGGTGCTGACGACGCGGTGGTCCGTCCCCTTCAGCGCAAGGACATCGTCGAGGGCTTCAAGCTCCTGGACGGTAACCGTCTGCGCTGCGAGCGGTGGCTGATCACCGAGGTGGACTTCGACGACCAGCTGTCGTGGACGGTCGAGGACCAGGGCGACAAGATCCAGTCGGAGACCACGGTCGACGGCTACAAGTACAACACCCTGCTCGGGCGGCCCTACATCCGCTCGGTCAAGACGGACATCCTCCGTCCGGGCAACTTGTACTTCTTCACGTCGCCCGAGTTCTTCGGAAAGTTCTACGTCCTGAACCAGACGAAGTTCTACATCGACAAGGTCGCGAACATGATCACCTTCCAGGCGTGGGAGGACATCGCGATGTCGATGATCAACATCGCTGCGGCTCGAAAGATCGAGCTCTACTCGGCTGACGCGACCGAGAACGACGACGACACGCTGCGCGACAACTTCATCCCGGTGGCCGAGGAAGCCCTGGGCGCGGTGAACAACCGTGTGGACAAGGGCCTGAAGTTCCCGCAGATCGTCAACAACTGACCGACGCCCTAGGCGTAGTCTTTGTCGGCCCGGAGAGGGCACCGGCGCCCGGCGCTTGGTGCCCTTTTCTGGTTTCAGGAGTAAGATTCAGTCATGGCCAAGAAGACCCCCAAGAAGATCCCCCAGAAGATCTACCTCATCCACAACACGACTCGCTCCCCGGCGACCAAGCTCAAGCGGATGCAATTGGCCGGCCCGGAGAAGAGCACCAAGAACCTGTCTCTCTGCGGCGGCACCGTCCGGGTCCTCCGAGGCCGGACTCAGCCAGTTGCAGAGTCGGTCCTGATCAGGTGGCTGGATCAGTTTGCTGACAAGGCGAAGAAGGGACTCCTTCAGGTCAGCCACAAGAACAAGGTGGTCAACCTCGAGTCCCTCCGTGGCGCAGCCGCGAAGGCCGCGAAGGCTACAGAGGCCATGAAGTCCGTGGCGGCCAAGCCCGAGCCGGCCAAGCCCGAGCCCGAGCCGGAGAAGGATGATGATGGGCCGGAGCTCGATAACGCCCCGGTGACGGACGAGGACCTCGAGGAGATCGAGAACGCGTTCTCTGATGATGAGGACGAAGAAGAAGGTGAAGAGGAAGACGACGAGGAAGACGACGAGGAGTAAGTGGGAGAGGCACTCGAAGGCGTTCAAGCGCTGAGTCCGTCCATGCAGGCGTTCGTGCAACAGGTTCGCCTGTTCACGCGCGACCATCCGCAGCTCAACCGGCTCATCGCTGGCGAGGAGTCCGGGGACAGGATCATCGCCTGGGCGATCATGGATGCCATCGCTGACTTCAACGGCACTCCGCACTTCACCACTTGGTCCATCGACACCTTTCTTCAGAAGAGCCAGCAGGCCCTTCTCACCCGCATGACGACGATCACTCTGCTCGAGTCAGTGGGTCTTCTTCAGACGCGCAACCACATCAACTACTCGAACGGCGGCATCAACGTAGGCGTGAACGACAAGACATCGCTCATCATGAACTGGCTGCAGTACTTCAAGAGCTCGACGGAGCAGATGAAGCAGAAGGTCAAGGTGGCGGTGAACATCGAGTCGATCCTGGGCCCTGGGAACCCAGGGATTCATTCAGAACTCTGGGCTGTGAACGCCTCCTACCTCTCGTACTGAATCATGCTCAAGATACTCCAGTTCGGTAACCTGCGGCGCGTTGGATTCGTGCTCAACGGAGGTATCGCCGGTGGCAAGCGAGTCATCAACTCGGGCGGCAAGGTGCTCGGCTTGAATGGCAAGACCCTCATCTTCACCACTCCAGCCGGCACGGTGACGTTCAGTGATACTGGTGGCACCGGTCTATCGATGGCAGACATCATCGCCGAGATCGTGGGCACCGGTGGACTGTCGGGTCTCAAGCCTGGCTTCAGCGATGGCTACTTGAATGTCATCGAGACTACGCCGACCAACGGTGTTGTTCTTGCCGGCACGGGTACAGCCAATGCGGCCTTCGGGTTTGGGAAGTCAACTGTGACCGGTCTCGTCTACGATCCGCCAGGCGGCTCTGCTCCACGGATGGTAGGTGGCATCCAGGTCCGGGCGCAGCTGGATGGTTACTACGTACTCGTGGAGCCGGCATGATCAGTACACTACTAGCAGCAGACCTGTACATCATGCAGGACCTGATCAACGGGGCCATCTTCGGTGGGCGTAAGGCCGTTGGCACCACCGGAAAGGTGCTCGGGCTGCACGGGAAGACCCTCGTCTTCAACGACCCGTTGATTCCAGCCAACCCTCTCGGCACCGTGACCTTCGACAACCCTGGAGGGGCTGGTCTGACGCCGGAGGAGATCAACGATCAGATTCATGACGTTGGCAACCCCGGGCCTTTTCCATTGGCCATCTACATGGTCACCTTCGCTGACAGGACAGCTCGCCTCATTGAGATCACCCCGACCAACGGGATCTTGCTGAAGGGCACCAGCACCGCCAGTCCAGTCTTCGGGTTCGGCAAGGAAGACGTCGCGACTGTGATCTACAACCCATTCGACGGTGTGGCGCCTCGAGTCATCGGTGTGCAGCCAACGGTAGAGATGGACAGTTACTACGCTACAGTGGAGCTACCATGAGTGACTTCGAGAGGTTCCTGCGGCAGGACACGAGCATTCCCCTGACGGCTGCGTCCAACTACCTCTTGGAGCTCAAGAGCTTCCCGGAGAAGACAGCGGCGATGAACAAGACCGCTGGGTGGGACGACCCACCGGATGAGACCGGCTCCCTCGAGGGGCAGTTCGAGGTCCCGGTCGAGAAGGCTGTTCAGCTCATGGGCAACGTGGCGCACAAGGTGCTGCGGCTGATGAACGCTGGGTTGGTGTACAGCAACAGCGCGCGGGGTGAGTTCGCCAAGGACGTGAAGTGCGCGATCAGCCACGCCGAGTGGGACCACAAGGCATCCTTCGAGTGGCTGGTGGAGCGGATGACCGTACTGGCAGGGCCGCCGCACATCGCCGAGCCGGACATGCCTCCGGCGTCCACTCAGCCTATTGAGATCTGCAAGCGCATGCTCCGAGCTGAGCAGGAGCTGCTGCAGTGCTGGCAGGAGCTGGGTCTTGCTGCAGGTGAGAACGCGATGAAGGCCAGGGTCAAGCGCGAGGCTTCTTCGTGCCAGGAGCACCTGGACGCGTTGTGGAAGTGCCTGCCCGAGGGTGAGCGCCAGGCTGCTGCTGCACCTGCCATCACGGTTGCCCCGGAGGAAGCCGCCGCGCTCGAGCAGGCCGCCGCCGGCGGTGGTGAGGAGCCCCCTCCTGATCCTGCGGCCGGACCTGCGGCTCCGCCTGCGGCTCCGCCGGCCGCCCCCGGCGGCCCCCCGCCGCCCCCGGCCGCCCCCGGGGGGCCTGAGGTGAAAGCTGCCTCCATCAAGGAGGCCGCTGCTCGAATGGTGAAGTTTGCCCACTCCAAGAAGAAGGACGACGAGCTCGAGGATCCGTACGAGAAGGTGCAGGAGCTCGAGCAGAAGGGCAGGGAGAGCGCTGTGAGCGGGGCCTCCCGGGCGCAGCACATGTCCCGGCACCAGCGGGGCGAGCGGTTCGGTGACACCATGGGTCGGGTGCTAGGTACCCTGGCCGGCGCCAGCGCGGGCGCCGGGGTGTCCCCATCGTCGAAGGCCCTGGCCGGCGTGGGTGGCGGAGCCCTCGGCTACTTGGTTGGGGGCAAGGTCGGCAAGGAGCTCGGCAAGGAGAAGGACATCAAGCGGGAGAAGACCGCCTCCATCTCAGCTGCAGCGGCCAGGATGGTGGAGCGGGTGAAGACCGCCGAGGACCCTATGATGGCGGGAGAGCCCGCCGAGGCTCCCATGACGAGCCCCACGGACAATCCCGAGGCCATGCCGGCGAACTACCTCCAGGCTGAGGCCATCGGGCAGCAGCTGCAGGACCAGAACGAGGTGGGCTTCTACAAGCAGCGGGCGCGGGAGGCCGAGACGGCAGCAGCCACGGCCACCCAGCAGGCCGAGCAGCAGTCTGTGGCCATGCAGGAGGAGTCCACGATGCTCCAGATGCAGGCTGATGAGGCGGATGCCAAGATCCGCAACGCGCTGCAGCAAGCTGTGCAGGCTCGGGATGACGCGCTCAACTCCACCGAGATGGCGGCCAACCTCCGTATGGGCATTCAGCAGCAGCGCCAGCAGATGATGGAGCTGGCCTCCCAGGACCCGACCCAGATGGCCGCCGAGGCCCTGGGGCTCGGGCTGCAGACCCCGCCTCAGCCCCCGATGGAGGCCGGTGGCATGGCTCCTCCGGGCATGGACCCCATGAACCCAGGCATGCCTCCCGGCGGCGCCCCGCCCGGCGGCGACGCACCCGACGCTGGCATGGAGGCTCCGCCAGGTGCCACTGGGCCGGCTGGACAGGCTCCTCCGCCTGGCGGCGGTGCTCCCCCGGGATCGCCACCCGGCGGGCCGCCCCCGGGCGCAGCGGGCCCAACAGCGCCCGCGGGACCCCCTCCCGGTCCGGCTCCCCCGGAGATGGCCTCCCCGGCCGCGCCGCTCGCGCAGAACAAGCAGGCCAGCGTAGAGAAAACGGCCGCTCGGCCTAGCCGGGCAGGGTTCATCGGTGCCGGGATTGGGGCAGGGCTGGGCGCCGGAGCTGGTCTCCTCTCATCGTATCGTGAGGCCAGCCCTTTTCGACATGAGCGTCTGCAGGACCGCCTGAGTGAACTCCAGCAGACGCAGGACGGAAGCTATGCGCAGGCGGCGCAGGTAGCCAAGGTGAAGAAGCAGATGGCCGAGTCCGAGCTCACGCAGCAGTTCCCCGGTCACGTGGCAGCGCGACGCGTTGCTGGAACGGCGCTTTCATCGGCGCTCAAAGGTGGCGCCATCGGCGCGGGTTTGCAGGCACTGTTGAGGTAATCATGTTGGACAGATTCGTAGAAGTCTTGGTCGAGCGTGAGAAGAAGGCGCAGGTCACTGACGAGATCACCGAGATGCTGAAGAAGCTCCCGGTGGATGAGATCTCAAAGGTCGCCTGCGGTGATGTTCCCAGCGGCAAGACCTGGCTGACGAAGTACGAGGGCACGCCCTTGTACGACCAGGCCGTCGCCCTCGAGGAGAGCAAGCTGCAGCTCGAGGCCAAGTCCATCGAGCGTCGGATGCAGCGGAGCCAAGAGCGTGCGCAGGAGCGTATGCAAGAGGCGGCCGAGCCCGACACCTACGACCAGAAGGACATGATCCGCTTGAAGCAGCGGCTGCTCGACCTCGATCTCTCCAAGCAGAATCTCACCGGTGGTGCTCCTGCGCCGGTGGAGGAAGCTGAGGAGGACGAGGGTGAAGTTGCGCCGGACATCAACGGTCCCGAGCAGGTGCCCATGGAGGCGACGGCCAGCGCCAACTTCGTTCGGGACATGGCCAAGGAGGCTCAGGGGGAGCAGGCGTACTACCCCCAAGAGCAGCAGTACTATCCGCAAGAGCAGCAGCAGTACTACCCGCAGGAGCAGGAGTACCAGGGCTACGATCCTCGGTTGTACGGACTGGGTGGCGCAGCTCTTGGTGCTGCCGCAGGCATTCCGTTTGGGGGAATGGGCATAGATACCGGCTTGGCCGGTGGTCTGGGTGCCTACTACGGCGCCAAGCGCGGTGGACCAGTAGGTCGTGCTGGCGAGGGTGCAGCTCGAGGTGGTGGAGGTGCAGCTGCAGGCACCGTTGGTGGCGGAGCCCTCGGTATGCTCGGTGGTGGTGCACTCGGCGCCGGCGCTGGGTACGGCCTCAGCAAACTGCTAGGCATGGATCCCCTCTCTGGAGCTGGTGTTGGTGGAGCTGTTGGAGGCGGCGCCGGTCTACTTGGCGGCGCTATTCTCGGTGGCCGCAAGGGCTACGACTTGGCCACCCGTGGCCTCGATCAGCCGAAGCAAGCTGAGGTCACCGACCCGGCGGGGATTGCCAAGGCTGTGCACGCTCTCTCAGCCAAGACGGCTGGGGTGAAGTTGGTGAAGGAACCGAAGCCACCGGCGCCCAAGAAGGATTGGACTGTCACCGAGGGGCCCAGCACTCTGAAGATCTTCCCCAGGAAGGGAAAGAAGAAGGAGGGCTGCGGTACCAAGACGGCCGAGGCCATCGTGTCCGAGTACTTGGAGAAGCAGGGTGAGAGGGAGCAGTACAACCTCGCTCAAGGCGGCATGATTCCAGCAGATATGCGCCCACCTACCAAAGCTCCTACCTCATCACCAGAAGCCTTCATGCCCAAGTTCAAGGGCACCTCTAGCAGTCCGAGGTTCTCGCACGCTATCGACTCGGGGACCAAGGAGCCCTTCCTTCGTGAGAGTCCGACCCATGGAGGTGGTGAGCCGCAGAAGTTCCCGGGTGCAGGCAACGTTCCCATTGAACGGAGTCCAGATGTTTTCTGGGATCGTCCAAGAGACACAGATGTTCCTCGTCCCCCGGGGACGAAATCGAAGACAACATCGAAGACTGGGTCAGCTATTGACCTCAGCAAGCTGGCCAAGAAGGACAAGGACGAGAAGCCCAAGAAGAAGGGCAAGCCGCAGGTCGACACCAAGTGGCGTCCGCCCAGCCTTCCCACTCCAGACTACGTCGGTGACGCTGACGTGTACGCCAAGCGCCTGGTGAACAAGGCCGTGCACAACGTGCTCAGGGGCATGAAGAAGACCGAGACCAAGGCCAAGCGTGGTGCCCGCAAGGTACTGGGCAAGGAAGGCTCGGTTCAGAACGTTCAGGTTCTCTTCGAGAAGAACGGCACCGCTTTGTTCAGCACCATGGCGAGAGGTACTTCTCCTCCCCCAAAAGTCTAAGCAAGGAAGCGGCTAGCCCACTGCATCCCTTGCTCGGAGGAATCTACGGGGCGATCAAGGCACCCTGGGGGAAGAAGCTCAAGGGCGCCTGGGAAGCTGGCAAGGGCGCCACGGTCCAGGGGACCAAGGATGCCCTGGTGGACGCTGGCGTTGGTGGAGGCATAGGTGCCGCCGGCGGAGCTTTGGCCGGGGGTGTCGGTGCACTTCCTGGGGCGGCTGGTGGGGCAGCTACTGGGTTGATCACCGGTAGTGCCATCGGTGGTGTTCAGGGTGCTCGGGAGGCCGTTAAGCGGATGCAGCAGCAGGGCTGGAGATAGATGACCGAGTGCCCCGACGAGACGTTCGACTTCAACAGTCCCTCCTGCAAGATCCAACTCGTGAACTTGCGGGTGTTGTCGTTGAGCGTCGACTACAACGAGGTGTTCTGGGACGTCCACGACACGGCTGAGGACGTTCTCGACTACACCTTCCAGGTTCTTCGCAGTGAGGCACCCGCTGGTCCGTGGGAGGAGCTCTCCCCCGAGATGAGCGACCAGTACGTGTTCGTCGACAACAAGGTGAAGGTCGGCAACATCTACCGGCAGTGGCACTACATCGTTCGGGTCAAGCACAACATCACGGGTGAGGTGAACGACTTCGGGCCAGTGGATAAGGCTCCGGAGCCTGACCTTGTAGCGGTTGAGCTGCGCAAGCACCTCAACCTGTTGTTCATGGAGTTCGCCGGCAGGCAGTGCTGGCTGCTCCCCGCCCGCACGTTCGGTCAGCGCTGCGCTGACTGCTGGAACCCCCGGCTGCAGAAGCAGACGCGTTCTGGCTGCCGCACCTGCTACGACACCAGCTTCGTCCGCGGCTACCACCGGCCGATTGAGATCTGGATTCAGTTCGATCCGATTCCGAAGGACGAGCAGCCGTCCAACCAGGGCAGGCTGCAGCAGAGCAGCACGACGGCGAAGATGAGCGCGTTCCCTCCGCTCAAGCCGGACGACCTCATCATCGAGCCGGAGAACCAGCGGTGGGTAGTGCGCACAGTGAGCACCACGCAGCAGGGCCGTGCTCCGGTTCTTCAGAACATCGGACTACACTTGGTACCGACCACTGACATGGAGTACCGGGTCCCGCTCGAGCTCAACCGGGCGCTCAAGGACCTCTCGTTCAACCCCACCCGCAACTACGTGAATCCTCAGCACCTCGGCAATGACCAGGTGAAGGACATCGACTTCCCGCTCATCTACCAGCTCTACTCCAGCAACTACCCGCCGATCAAATGAACGAGCACATCATTCATGGCTTCTTCGATGAGCTGACGAAGATCGGTCAGGAGCAGGACGACTACGCCTTGTATCGAGAAGCCTACGGAGAGCCCCACCCGTACGAAGCCAACCTGTCTCAGCAGCTGTCTCCGGAGATGCTTGCGGTGATGCAGGGTCAGAGGCAGAAGGACAAGGAGCGGACGTTTGCTATTCTTACTCAGCCTGAGATCGAGCAGGCTGAGCAAGAAGCGGGAGAGCCGAGCTACCCGGACTTCCCAGTGTCCGATCCCAAGTGGGGAGGCAAAGCTGTGGGCGGCGCTGTAGGTGCTCTTGGTGGAGCAGGAGCAGGATTGCTGCTAGGCGGCGACGCTGTTGGTGCCGGGCTCGGTGGGCTCCTAGGTGGAGCCACCGGTCTTGCAGCAGGTGATGTTGTAGACGCCGTGCGCGAGCGGAAGACTGAACAAGCCATGATGCCAGCGTATGAGAGGGCATTTGGTAGAGCGGACAAGAAGCACTGGCAGAACATTGGGTCCAATGTACTTGGGCAGCTGGGACAAGGTCAGCAGTTGTCACCCAAGGGAATCTACCCGTCGGACTGGGATTCTCAGAAGACTGCGGCAGCCAATCCTCAGTCGGTTCTTCGTCCGTACGTCAAGGGTGTGGCCGGTATGGGTATCGGCTCTGGAGTTGGCTGGTTGGGCATGGCGATGGCTGACAAGGCGCACCGGAGTGCGACCGGCAAAGGACTTCCTCGAGGACTGAAGGCGGCCATCCCCATCGTGGGTGCAGTGAGCGGGTTCATTTCAGCTGCGCTACAGGACAAGATGTTCAGCAAGGCCAAGAAGGAGCTGAACAAGGGCATGAGCTATGGCGGCCAAAACTCCAGAGACTGAGCCTACCCCGCTATTCCCGGGTAGCTTCAGGTACACGCCGCTGCAGGCCCTGCGTGAGCTCTTCATCGGGTTCCTCCACGGGTTGTTCAACGGTGCGCCCAAGGGCGCGTACCACTGGGAAGAGTCCGACGACACGACGGAGATCTTCATCCGGGATGAGGCGACGGTGGCGGAGGAGACCCTGGGTGGTCGTCCACTCATCACCATCGTGCGCGGGCCCATCCAGTTTCACTCCCTCGGCCTCGACGACATGTTGAAGTACGAGGCGGACATCGACAAGAAGACCAAGACGGTTCTTGTTCCCGGCACGATGACCCTCAACTGCTGCTCGAGGGTGTCACTGGAGAGTGAGCAGATTGCCTGGGTGGTGATGGAGCACATCTGGATCCTTCGAGAGAAGCTGATCGGGAACCAGCTGTTGTTCGATACTGGGCAGCGTCCTCAGATGGGCTCGCCTTCACCCGCCGGCTCAATCATCGCGGACGGCAAGGGCAAGGAGTGGATCTGCACCCCGGTGTCCTTCCCGTTCCAGATGTACCGTACTTCTTCGTTCACTCCTCTCGGTCTTCAGATCGTGAGAAGTATCGAGAACCACATCGATTCTAGGCTTTACAGAATGCGGAACCTCGGGCCCCCGGCCATCACGCACGAGGTGCCCGTAGGGATACATGAGTGCCCGCCGCCCCCGGTCACTGCAGCCTCTGATGAGCGAGGAATGTCTCCAGACCCCGGGGGACGACGTCAGTACTTCTTGCCCAAGCAGCCACACCCCCTCAACCCAGCTAAGACGGTCACGGTGAGAACAGTCCGGCCATTCAGACCGGGCCTTAGACCATTTGTGGGAGTTCGCCCCGGTGCAGTTCCCATACCAGACCCCTGCGTGAAAGAATCTGAGTCGACGTAACCGTCAGGTTTCATCATAAGGAGCGCGTACATGGCCACGGCCCTCAATTCACTACCGCGCCCAGGCGTCCAGGTAATCCAACAGTTCCGGGCCCAGACCCCCACGATCATCACCCCGACCCTCGTTCCGAACGTGGTGGGCGTGTGCAAGCAGATCGTTGAACTACTGGTGAGCGATGGTGCCGGCGGACAGCTCTTGAACACCGATGCTGTGATCATCATGCCGGCGTTCTTCCTAGCCAAGGAAGGCAGTGGTGATCCCAAGCGCTACTTCGGCCTGCACGGCTTGCCGTTGGTGCTCAGCGTCAACAACTCGCCGGATGTCACCGTGACGTTCAGTGACCTCGCAGCTGGTGGCTTGCTCCCGTCTTCCATCGTGGAGCAGGTGCGTGCTGCCTTCGTGGCTCAGAAGATGACCGCAGCTCTGGCCGAGACGGTTGGCGACGACCAGTGGCAGCTCCGTACAGTTGGCACCGGCATCTTCCAGACCATCAAGATCCAGAGCACCACCAGCTCGGTGGTGGCGGACGCCTTCGGCATTGGTATCGGAAAGACCTACTACGGTCTGACCGCGTACAACCAGCGGGACGTCCTCATTCCTCCGATCTCCTTCCCGGACCCTCGAGGGAACCTGAGTGAGCTCGCCTTCGAGCAGGACAGCCTGCGCGTCTGGCTCTCCTTGGGCAGCGGCACGGACATCCGTGAGGCCCTGCGTGACGAGGCCCTGCTGCAGTACGGCAACCCGAGCGAGCAAGCGGTTGTTCTGAGCGACAACGACGAGATCATCGACGGCACGATCACCTACCCCACCGATGTACAGGGCAAGAGTCTGTTCCTGAAGATCGATGGAGGTGCCGAGCAGGCGGTGGCCATCAGTGGAAGTCCAGCCACCGCCGGCGCGTTTGCGGCCGAGCTCGACTCTCTCATCCGTGGCGCCGTGGTGGACATCGTGGTCGTGGCAGGTGGAGACCAGGGCAAGCTGCGCATCACCAGCAACAAGGTGGGCGCGAGCTCCAAGGTGGAGATCACCGGCGGCACGTTGCTGGCCACGGTCA